TTAATATTCACAGTTTCCCTGTGTTCTGTGAAATGGAATGACGTCTCTGATATTTTCCATCCCGGTCACATAGATCAATAAGCGTTCAAAACCCATGCCAAATCCTGCATGCTCACAGGCGCCGTATCTGCACAGATTCAGATACCACCACATACTATCAGCGGAAATACCAAGTTCGTTCATTCTTGCCAGCAAACGGTCGTATCTTGTTTCTCTCTGGCTGCCGCCCATCAGTTCGCCAGCACCAGGTACAAGCAGATCCACCGCTCCAACTGTCTGTTCATCATCATTTTGATACATATAAAATGCTTTGATGTCCTTTGGCCAATCATAGATAAAGACAGGCGCCTTGAAATGTTTTTCCGTAAGATATTTCTCATGCTCTTTGGCAGTATCTTCGCCGTACTTTGGTTCAAACTCAAACTGTTCCCCGGATTCTCTCAAAATACGAATTGCTTCCTTATGGCTCACTCTGGCAATTTGGGAGTGTATCACTTTCTTCATTCTCTCTCTGAGCGGCAGTTTTGTAAAGTTTTCCAGAAACGTCAATTCATCATCGCATTTCTCTATAATATATACAAGAATCGTTTTCAGGAAATCCTCCTCCACATCCATCAACTGTTCCAGATCACAGAATGCCATCTCCGGCTCGATCATCCAGAACTCCGCCGCATGAGTCTTGGTATTCGAATGTTCCGCCCGAAACGTAGGTCCAAAAGTGTACACATCGCCAAATGCCATCGCAAATACTTCTGCTTCAAGCTGCCCGGTCACTGCCAGGGAAGCATGCCTTCCGAAAAAATCATCCTTACATATTTCCTCAAAAGTCTTTTTGTCGCCGGATTTCACATCGGCTATATCCAGCGTCGTGACCGTAAAGGTATTTCCCGCCCCCTCCGCGTCATTTGCGGTAATCAAAGGAGTATTTACATACAGAAATCCTCTTTCTGTAAAATAGGTATGGATCGCCTGTGCCGCTACACTTCTGACACGAAATACAGCCTGGAATAATCGCGTTCTTGGCCGAAGATAAGCATTTTCCCGTAAGAATTCAATCGAATGGCGCTTTGGCTGTAACGGATAGTCCTCCGTGCAGTCACCCAGAAGCAAAACATCTTTCACATTCAGCTCAATCAGCTCCTTTTGAAATCCGGGTTGTACAATACCTGTTACCTCAATGCACGCGCCGTTGCGTAATCCTTTCAGTTTCCCATCCGCATCTTGCTCTGCTGTGTAGACCAACTGCAATGATTTGAAACAACTTCCATCATATAATTCGATAAATCCCATATTCTTCTGCTTACGGTGGTTTCGGATCCAGCCTCGAACTGTTACTTCTCCCTCGATTTGCGTTGCTTGTCCTGAGAACAATTCTTTGATTTTCATACTTTTTTTGCTCATACTGCATCTTTCCTTTCAAAATATAGTTTAGCGGAACGGATTTCTGAGCATCATTAACGGAAACGCCAAAAGACACATCCCCGAATTGTAAGCGGTAGCTAATATAAAAAATCCGTCCCTGTTTCCAAGGACGGATCAAATCCGTGGTGCCACCTCAGTTCGTCTGTGTCTCACAACATAAACCTCGATAAGTACGGACGTCTATGCGGACTCAGAAAAAGTACAGATAGCCATCGATACTCCTGCGCTGTAATGGGCGCTCCCATCATAGTCTCAGCATTGCCAATCAATGCAGTCGGTATGCAGCTCCAAGGCGTTATTCGATTCCTTTGCAGGAACTTTGAATTCTCAAAATATCTTTCCTTGTATCCACTCTCAGCAAACGGGACTCTCTGTAACAACTTCAGATACCTACTGGTTCTCTTCATCGCTTTCTCTTATTTGATTATTTATTGTAACACAGTTCTCTTTGTACCGCAAGGTAGGATGTAAGATCTGTGAACGCTTTTTTCAGTAACTATTCTACTTTCCGACAATAGACAGCATCCTTTTCGTTCGCATAGGATAAAATTCTCTTTACATACAATCTGCTTACAAAAAATGTAAATACTTCAATAATAATAAAAGCAACTTTGTGAATCCATGTCAAATTATATAGATAACCCAAGTAATGATTAAAACATATTACAAGAAACGGACATAAAATCATAACCCCTAACATTAAGAAATAATAAACGTAGTTCGTCTTATTCAATCCTCTTTTATCTTTTGTTTCTTTATAAAGATAATGATCGAACCCTATTGAATATGGATAATTTGCTTTTATGAAAATATAACGCATTTACGCCGTTTTTCAGTACTTTTGTCACAAATTTGTTACAAACAAAAATGTAAAGATTAATAAGAAAACATTATTAGGATGAAAGAAAAGCCAAAGATGATACAATATTTTTCCTCCAGAGTGCAGGCTCTGGAGGAAAACGTTTTTAATAATCTCTCTGATCTAATTATGGTATGTGTAGTATCAGACAACCTCGATCTGTACTGCATCAATGGCATAGCCGTACCAACCAGCATATCCGTTTGCTCCAGATCCGTAGTTAGTAACCCAATCCAGCCATCCTTTGCCGATACAATGTACACGATAACGGACATTTTTACCTGATATACCTACAAGCCTAAACTGTAGACCATCAATCGGGTTCTTACCATCTCCTGCGAACGTATCTCCCGCACTGTCTTTGTTATAATCTCTACGCCATCCATACCAGCCGCCGCCTTTTCGATGTGCTCTGTATTCCAGATAGCCTACCGCAGCCGCATCACCCTTTGTCTTTGCTCTAAACGCTACGATCGGCTTTCCCATCCATCCGGAATAACCGTTAGAATTGATATTATTATAATTTGTTACTTCAGGCTGCCAGCCTTTTCCCTGTGCGTTCGCCTGATGAACTACATTAATTTTATCAGAAACAGGCTTGGATGTGGATGGTGTTGAAGGTTTAGGCTGCTCAGATCCACTAGAAGCCGAACCGCCTTTTAATTCAGCAGAGACCATATTTAAAAATCGCTGCCATCCCATATCAAGCGTCCTGTGAGGACAGTATTTACCACTATAGTCCTGATGTTTCGTTACCTTATCAATTCCCCATCCACGAGCTTTCAGTAGTTCCGCAATAAATTTAGCAGCGTTCTGTTCGGCTTTGATAAAACGATCACCACCAGATTTAGAATAGCAGATTTCAACGGATAATCCCTCTCGGTTTCCTTTTCCATTCCCATCTCCGGCGTGCCATGCGTTCCTGTTTTCCGGTATTCCCTGTACTATTTCTTTGTCGTCTACTGCATAATGGAAAGATACTTGATTATTATTGCCAATCATGTACTGTACTTCATTCCGTGCGCTTGCATCATTAGCCGTATTGTGTACAACAATCCGCGTTGGATTCATAGAATAAGGGCACTTAATTCCGTATTTGTTTGTAGCAACTAACATTTTTACAATATTCATATTTATTCCTCCTCATCGTTTTGTCTTTGGTTTACCACCTTATCAGCTACTTCCAGACCTTTCACAAGGATTGTAGGAACATTGTATCCGGCTTCCACAAAATTTTCTAATATGGATCGGATCTCATTGATTAACAAAGAGGCCAAGACAAACCAGCCGAGAAGTGTCGTAATTCCTAGATCAATTCCAATCGTATGTCCTATTTCTATAAATACAGCAGAAGCACCAAAAGCGACCATAATCATCAACCAGTATCCAAGTTTCTTAAGAACACCTTTCCATCCTGTCATAGAATTTTCTTTCCCGGCTATCCGGCTTTTCATCCATCCCGTCAGCCAGTCCGCTACGTTAAGCAGAAGAAACGCAACAAAAAGTACCCAGTGTTCCCCTAAAATATAAGACAGAACTGCAACAATCGTCCCTACCACTGCATTGTATCCATCGATAAAAGGTTCTGCATAATTCATTTTTTTCATATCCTCACTTTCCTTTCTTGTATTTTATCTGTTATTAAATAGGAGCATCCCTTATCATCACGCCACCATCCTTTCTAAATAGATCGGTACAAAATGTATTGCTTCATCTCCGACAATTTCATAAGCTCTGGAAAAGATCTCTTTCGCCCTGTCTGCGATTAAATTGCAGATAAACTCTTCCATCTCGATCCAATGTCTCTTTTTACACATACGGTGTATATCTTCTAAGTAGCCGTAGCTGTAAAGCATCACATGCCCTAGTTCATGGAGAACTACAGTAGTTAAAAACGGACCAGATAAGTCGCCTGACAAACAGATTGACATGGTATCTGGATCTGTAACAGCGCAAGTCTTTTTACCTGTCCTGTCAATCAAAATCGGATCAGACGGATGTACAAATCGAACAGTCCATAAGATCCCATTCATTCGAAACTTCATTTATTTCACCTCGCAAAAAGAGCCCTAGCTGTATTGCTAAGGCTCTTATCCATTAATTCATCGACTGTACTTTCTGTGCCATCTGAACAATTTTCTGTTTCAGCGCCGGTTTTTCCGATGCATCTGCATATTTCATCACGCTTTCCACCATATCTTCCATATCGTTAAAGATTTCGGTCATGGATTCCTCCATTTTTTTCTTGGATTCCGTATCTTTGTTTTCGGTGTAATGCCTACGGTAGTTATCGTATCGATCATAAGCGTCACCATATTTCGATCGTTTTCGTTCCGGTTCATATCCATATCTTGAATGATCTCTAGACCGGTTTCCGCTCCATCCATTTCCGTCCATATTGTTTCTGTCATCCCGATTAGGATATCCCATTCTATAGCCGGTCATCATCGGAGGAAATTCGTCTTCCATCCAGTCATTTTCATACTCTTCCGGAATGTGCATGTATGGCATATATCCAGCAGAACGTCCACGCCCGGAACGATGAACAAACCTTCCATTTCTGGCACGTCCACGATATCCATATCGGTCATTTTCGGAATCGTCATAGTCTTCCACCATCCGTTTCGTCAGCTCGCCCTCCATAATTTTGTTAGGAATTTTTATCATCTCCATGTATTCTTTTTCCAGACAGGCTTTTGCTGTTTCTGCGGAAAAATACTCCATCTGCATCGCATCTTTCAAAATATCTACTGATTCACCAAAGCATTTCCGGTCAATATTGTCATATCCGTTTGCCGACATCTGTTCAATGTCCTGCTTTGCAATATCTTTAATCTTTTTGATTAATTCGTAATGTTCGCTCATATTCAGCACCTCCTAACCGCATACCCTGACTGCTGTAAGGTTTGGATTATCAACTTGTACGGCTGCAACACCGGTGTTCTGTACAGTCACCGTCTGACAGCATCCACACGGAACATCAATATAGTGCTGAGTAGCTACATTAAAGTATTCAGATACTGCCGCCGGAGTGGCTCGCATCACTGATCCAGTGATTGGCTCACCATCTAATGCAATGGCAAGAGACACCTCGCCAACTACTCCACCTGCCGGAATTGCTACATTTCCACTGAATCCAACAAGATAGCGTCCTGGTTTAACAAGAGTAAGCTGGGCGCTTCCGGCTCTGTGGCGTTCTGCGGAACATTTACTTGAAATTTCTTCGGAATAAACAACGCCCTGTCCAGGCGCTACGGTCTGCGGCGTCGGGTTAAGTAATTCAATCATATTATTATCTCCTTTATACAAAAATAAAGGGGATAGACCTAGTATCTATCCCCAAATAGGCAATAGTAACATTGAGATCGTTTCTCAAAGTTCCCGTAGGGAAGATACTATTTAACAACCACACGTATTACATCCACAGCCGTTTACGCCAAATGTGAATCCCGTAGGATTGATGATAGACGTATACGGACTCATTACCGGATAAGACGGAACTGGTGTAGGACGCAATGCGTTGACAATGTTTGTTGTCTGCGCTGCATTACTGAGCTGGAGCTGTGCGGACTGTAATTCAGTCTGTAAAGACTGGATCTTGTCCTGAGTAAACAGATCAACGATCCTCTGTGTTCCGGCGTTCTGTGCGTCGATCACATCCCTAAATCCACTGCAAAGAGCCTGCTGAATTGCATTTCCATTATTATTTACGGTATTTTGCAAAATGTTTGTCTGTGCGGCAAGGTTATAATTCACACCGTCGACCGCTCTCTGTGTCTGGCAGCAACAATCCTGTAATTGATAGCCAAGATTGCTAATATTGGAATTAACACCAGCAAAACCATTACAAAGCTGTGTTCCAATTCCATTGATTCCAGACTCAATACCCTGAGTAGAGAGCGCAGAATCTATATCACTACGCGTTGCGTATCCCTGAAAACCAGGAGTATTAAATCCTCCGCCGTTTCCTCCAAATCCGCCGAAGCCATTTCCCCAGCCTCCAAAAATTGCGAAGATAAGGATAAGCCAAATCCATCCCCAACCCTCTCCGCCGAAGCCATCATTACAGCCACGGGAATTTCCGGCATTACCTGTAAGCACAGCTACATCCGCTGCACTCATACCTGAACTCATCATATATTTTTGTCTCCTTTTGCAATATATTTACAATTAGAGACATCCCGGGCTGTCTGCTATATTGTACGATGTTAAATACCAAATTGAGATTTAATCTTATTTACCATTTCATCCGCATCGATTCCCTGTTCTTTACAAAGATTTCGTGCAAGTTTTTCGATTCCTTCCGAATCTCCTTTTTCTGCCATTTGCATTGCGTTTCGCATAACCGGATTATTTCCAGCCTGCTCTCGCATCATATCCATGACTACTTTCTGCGGATTTCCTCCACGCATCATTTTTACAAATTGTACCGGATTCATCATTTTTGCGATCCTCCTCTTTGTGTCTTAGGAGGCTCACTTTGAATCATTTCTTTTAATCCTGCGATCTCAGTTGAAAGATCATTCTTAATCTGTAACAGCATTGCTTCCAAGTTTACAGATGACTGTTCAACTGGCTTGGGATCATCTGGCATAACTGCTTTATAAGTAATGATCCGGCTTGTACCGTCAGCTTGTAACTGTTTTGCGTAGATCTCTGTCATGTCTGACTTAGGATAAAATGTAGGGTTGCCAGACATATCCACATTTTTCGCACGTACAACGTCAACACTGTCTACAATTTCCCCATTAAGGCTTGGCTGTTGTGTAAAAGTAGGCTGGTTATATTGCGCCTGCATCTGTGCAAGCCTGTCATACTGAGGCTGTAAAGGGTTGTATTGCTGTTGTACTGGTTGCTGATAATAAGGATTAAAATACTGCATCTGCTTGCCTCCTTGTCTTTATGCTTTAAGTATAATACCAAGGATGTGATTCAAACAGTTCATATAAGTATCAAAAAAGTATCAGCATACACGAATAATCTTGTTATTTACTTTTCTGCTTAATCTTTTGATTGTGGATATACTCACATTCATTAACTCAGCACAGTATTCGAGCGGATATTGTTTAGCTCTATACTCAAACAATGTCCGCTCGTCGTCTGTAAAATTACAATATGTCCGGAAATAATTTAATTCCAGTATGGTAAAATCATAAATCTTCAT